ATTTAAATCATTTAAGTATTGTGCAGGTTCTTTTAATTGTGCATTTGTTTGAGCAAGTATCATCCATTCATCTTTTTTAAAATCAAAATCACGTAATAAACAATTTTCTTTATAAGTTCCTTCCTCGCCTCTCGCTTCCCAAGGCTTGTCTAATCGTTTATTTATCTGTTTTAAAATATCTAATGCCTTTGCGTGTATTTTTTTAGGAACTCTGTGCGAATACACTTGATTATCAAAAGTACCTTTTAAATTTATAAATATATTTGGATCTGCTCCTTGAAACCCATAGATAGTTTGATCATCGTCTCCTGCAATGTAAGATCGTTTACATTGTTTCTCAATGTGAAAAAACATATCCCATTGCAAGGGACTTAGATCTTGGGCTTCATCAAGGAAGACGGCGTCGAGAGCAATGCGCTTATCTTCCTTGACAAATTTGTTAATCATATCATAGTATTCTACATCACCAGTTTGTTCTTTATATGATCTTAAATCTTCATCAATTTGTTCTGTTAACCATAAGTCAATAGAATGATGTAAATCCAATTGTAAAGCGGCTTCCACTAAATCAATTTTTTTGGAACGCGCATAATCTATAACTCTCATATGAGGATTTTGGTGTATTGTATTTCCATAACTATCTTTCTTAGTTTCAAACTTCATTCCTCTACAAATTAATGATTGACTTGTAAATTGTTTCCATTTTCTATCTTTTAATAACTGTGTTGTAGTATCAATTTTACATTCTTCTTTTCCAAGGTAGTGTAATGTAGATATGTAAAGCAAAGGATATTTTATTCTTTCATTGGCTTCATCTGCTGCGGCATTACTAAATGTAACATAAACTATTTTTTTAGGATCAGTGTGTAAGTCATTGATTTCTTTAGACAAATACTTGTTTATTAATGTAAAAGTTTTACCTGTTCCAGGTGGACCAGGTATTATTGTTCTTATTGCCATGGTTCTTTTTCTATTTCTAATTTTCTAGGATTTGGTTTATCTAATTTTATTGTCAACATTTCTAAAACTCTATATGTTTTGCCATCAATTTTTGGCTGTCTTTCTTTAACTTCAAACATAGTTTCTAAAAGTCTTAATGTTTTTTGTTTAGGATATGTTTTCTCCGCCCAAGATTTAGTTTTTAATAAATATCTCCAAAAAGATTTAAATTGAAAAAAGGTGCTTCCTTCTTTGTCGGTGTATGCAATTCCTCTTAATACATCATCCATTTCTTTACCTGGAGCTTTATTTATATAATCTCCTAATATTTCTGTTAATTGAACTTCTAATTTTGAAGAATATGGTGCAGGAATCGTTTCTAA